AGGATACTTGCGAAAACGGAACCCTGCCTTTCCACCTCAACCAAAGTTATATCCATGACATAGGATATGATACTCAAGGGAATTCTCCCTTTCTGCATCCTCTATAGCTTCTTTTTCTAATTCCTCTTTATGATTCATTTTTTCCTCGAGTTTGTGGGATAGGAAACAAAATTATATGATGGAGTAGACTGGTGATGCCTGAGTACAACTTTTTTTCCTATCTTTCCACCTCACAATATTTTTTGTACAAATCATCGAATATGGTCGGAAAACATGCATGACATAATTTGAGCATTTGTATTGCCATTTCTCGTATTTCCCATTGTGCGTCTGGAGCACATCGTAATGTAAAGAAATGAAGTAATTCTCGAGCATTCATAGTGATTAAAATGTGTGTAAAATATCCTGGTGGTAAAAGGTAGCGAGCATCTTCCATAGGAACGCCTTCTTCAATCATAATATTGTAATTTTCGTAAGCCTTCTCAATCATTATTTCATACAAACCGACCAATTTATTGTTTCCATACGTTTGTTGACTTATTTTTTCAATGGATGGTGGTCGCACATAATCAGCAGGACGTGGTTTGGCATGTCGGTTACTCATTTGAAGATATGATGCTATCCGGTGTCGAACTAATTGATGTGTCAAACAGCGTGATATTTCCGATACATGAAATGTAAATTTGATGTGTTCAAATACTCCTGTGTGTCCCCAACTTATGAGGTCACGGCACATATCATCAACGGATTTGTTTTTGCTTGTCCATATAATTTGTTTTTCGTTGCTTCGTGTTCCATGAGCAAGTGATATGAGTGGCTCATAGAACGAAGGTGCTGTCTTGTCTAAAAGTGATACTTCCATTAATCTTCCTCCAAAATAGGTGTATATGGATTTCCATAGTTTTCAAATAAATAGGATATTTTATCTTTTAATTCCCTTACACAATCATCGCACAAATCCCAATAATAATCATTATTATGATTTTTATAAAATCTAATGTATGTCTTGTTAGGAACACGTATTCGTTTATGACAATGGTCACAACATATAAATTCCATTAAAACCACTTGTTTAATCCTTCTTTTTTTGTTTTTTCTTGTGTTTTAGGTAAATCTTTTTGATTAGGTTCCGATTGTGTTTCAGGTTCATGTTTCTTTTTTCTAAACCACCAATCTAAAGGTTTTGTTTTACCAATTTGCGTTTCATGTTTATTGATACCTTTACGGAAAATCCAAATCGGTTCAATTGATAATTTTTCCTGTTTCATATGAGGTCGTGCCGACATAACGAATCCTGTATAGCCAAGATAATAACAATCATCAAACGTCATGAAATCGCGAACCATATCATCACATAATGGTTGACGTTTTGATTTGATGATTGGGTCCATAATATTGATACATGAATATCCACCATGTTTGATTGTAGGCCAAGTCATTTTATTAACTTTGAAAAGAAAATCATATTTCCATGCATCAAATTCCTGATACCGATTCCATGACTGTTCCTCAACGTTTTTTGAATTCGTACCATATTTTTCGGTGCAGAAATAAGGTGGAGATGTAAAATAAACATCGAATGTATCCTTGTATAGAGACCAATCAACATCCTCCGCAGGTTTACGCCATATTTTTACGGTTTTTGCGCCGTGTACTTCAAAATAATCTTCTTCCTCGATTAGTTCAGGTGTTTTTCCTGACAAAAATTTATCATAATCAAGGCATTGTTTTTTGTATAATCCAAATGATACATCGTTTGGGTCGCAACCAACATATAATTTCGTGTGAGGCGTTCCATAAAAACCTGCAAGACGGTCACCCCAACCACATGATGTGTCAAGGATATTATCTGCACCGTACATTTCATAAATCGTTTTAGCGGCGTTTGGTTTGAATTGAGCCGCCGTGTATGTACCTAATTTAAAAGAAAGTCGAAATGATTCTTCATCTACAGGATTGTCGCCCATGATATCACGCCAAAATAACCAATTCATTGTTTCTAACTTCTTTTGGTCTTGCCATATTTCAAGTGGTGCCATCATTGATACGCTACCACATGCCATACGATTTTCTTGGTGATAATAATCACTCACACGATTGAATTGTGTTCCTGTGTTAATAAGACCGAGTTCATATTCTTCTCCTGTAAATTCATGTTCAGGATATCCTCGAATATCACCCGATTCTTTCTTTTGGAATGATTCGATACATGAAAACGAATGTAAATTATGAAATCGTTTTTCGACATCCTTTTTTGTAATAACTTTTAAAGGAAATGGAATATGTTCATTGACAATGTAATCAGCTAACGCTTTACGAATATCATCTTTTTCATATTTTGAGGTAAATTCTTTCCATTCGGGCATTTCAAACGTAGGCAAACCTCGATAATCACCGTGTGCCCGTAATATATCTTTTATTTCATCATGTAACATTCTAATCCTCCATCAATATCACTCCTTTCCTATCAAATTTGAAAGGCATACGTTTCAATCCTTTCTTTTCCATAGCACTAACAAAATCCCAGGATTTTTTATCTTCTTCAGGATGATAAAACATAAAGAATCCTGCACCTTGCGTAGCTGCTCCCATTATTTTTCCACCCAATGCACCATATTCCATTGCCGTTTCATAACATTCATCAATGAATGGTGTTGTAGCGTCTGGTGCATACGATATTTTTGTTTTCCAATGTTCGTTAAGCAACATCCCAAATTTATCAATTTCGAAATTATCAAAAGCTTGTTTTGTCAATTCACCGATTCTTTTGATGCTGTGCATCTTTTCGGTCATATCCATATCTTTTTGTTTTAATTTGATATCCTGGTTCGCTAATGCATCGGCGGCTCGAATTTTTCGTTTTTCACCTGTAAAAAATATGTATATCTTTTTTTCTAACTCACGCATCAATAAATCTTCATCCTGTAATGGTGTAATTGATACTTTACCATCAGGATGAAATGTATACGCTTTAAGAGAACCTTCAGCGCAAGCATATTTATCCTGTTTGCCTTCATGCTCCTTCATAATATCCAATTCAATATGACAGGCATCTTGAGCAAGTGTTCTTTTACTTGGGTTTAGGTAGTTAAAATGATATAACGTATTGAGTAAAGCAATCAAAAAAGCGCCTGAAGAACCAAGGCCTGTTCCTGAAGGAACATCAGCCAATGACGTTATTTCTATTCCTTTTTGTATGTTGAGATATTTGAGCGCTTCTTTAATCAATGGGTGTTGTATATCATCAATTTCTTCAGCAATTTCTATTTTAGAGTATTTTAATGAATAATTATGCCAAAATTGATGGTTCGCACCGACATATATGTATTTGTCAATTGCTCCTGATATTAAAAAACCACCATATTTTTCATAATATGACGGCAAATCCGTTCCTCCACCTCCTAACGTTATACGCAGAGGTGCCCGTGATATTATCATCTTTTTTCCTCACCTTATATTACAATATTGAATTCTTCCCTAATAATTTTTTTGTATGGAAATGATTTGTCCTTGTCAAAAGGAATGCCTGGATATTTATAATTCCAGGCAACCCATCGGATTTGTGTTTCTATGATTTCTTTCCTTTCCATTAATTCTTTCAATTTTTCTTTATATTCATCTTTTTTATCCAGTATTCTCACCACCAACATTATCATACACAATATTGATTGTGTTATTGTTTGGTTTAAAGAATGCTTGTTGTTGATGCATTGTACAATTGGTTGCTGATATCGTTATCTGATAATTGTCAGGAATAATATCTTCCCAATGGAATGTATTGTTGCCTGGTACGAGTTGTTCTGTAAATTCGTGATACATGTATGTTGTACTTTTGATTGATAATGTAGCGTCATAGGTATAGTTTTGACAGGATAGGTTAGCGTATGTTTCATTGAAATACACGTTCATATCAATTGATGATGTGTTGATGTGGAATTCGACAGGAGGTTCAGTTCGTGGTGTTTGACGCGTTGCTTCTTCATCAGTAACAGGTGTAACAGGTATCAATCCTGTTAGATTATTATTACCAACGTATATCTGAAGACTTACATTACCGGCAGGAGCAAGAACAGAGAAATTACCGTTTTCGGTAACATCGTATGTTTTTGGAATATTATATTGGTCAAACACAACCACTTGTGTTCCATCATAACTTTGATTTTCATCACCAAGTTTCACCGTTCCGTTGATAGTCGCTCCTTCATAATATGTTAAAATTGCAAGATATGGTGATGAATATGATAATGCCCAATGTTTCAAGAAATAACCAGGAATACGGTCACGTGGAATACTACCATCGCTGACTGGTTGTCCGATGTACGCTTTGTAAATCATTGTGTTGTAAAAACCATCTTTCCGTGACATTTTGGGTTCAAAATTTCTTCCTAACATTTCCGTTTCACTCATTTCTTCGATTTCCTCTAATGTAAATGAGTTTCCTGTGTTGGTGTCCGTATATGTAGTGATGTAATAATCATCTTCACCTGTTGAATATCCATGCGTTCCTCTATCAGCAAGGAATGGGAATACAGAGAAAATTTCGTACATATCACGATATTCAACACCATAATATTTGATATTGTATCCTGTTGTATCTTTGATATCCATATACATTTTTACTATTTGTTCTTCAGTTAGGTTTTCAGTCATAATACGACAGCAATCATGATATTTTGCATTTTCATCTGATACATGCAATACTGTGTTACCCCATTCAGGCGCTGTTAATTGATTGTATGTGGGTGCTGATTTTGGGTTTTCGATGTAATTGATAACATCTTGTCCCGGATAAAATGATACGTTATATGTGTCAGTAACATTACCTTCAGCATCTTTGATTTCACGGGTTTCGTTATATGGAGGTAGGTATGTTCTGTAAACGTTTTTTACGTTTTCAGGCATGATATTATTTTCGATAGTTCCATCAGTACAACGAATAATCATAACACAAATTGCTTCACCTTCAGATTGTGCGATATGAAAATTAGCTGCCGGTTCGATACCCGACTGATAGTTATCAGCAACAGCAGGATGTCCGCTCATAGCAGCTGTGTAAAACCCGTAATCCCACCATGCCATCAATGCAGGTCTGTCTTTTTCAAGTGGAATATCAGTGTCTTGATGTGATAACCAATTCAATCCTTCAGCCCAATAATATTGTTGTATAAGATTGTTTCCCCAAGCACCTGTAAATCCTTCACCGAATACTTCTTCATCCATTTCAGGTGGGACGGCGGCGTCAAGCGCTAAAAAGGTATTTGGTACCACAAGTGCAAAAACAGTAACAGCGATAACGGTTATTTGTGCAACTTTCATTCCTTGCATTGTCCGTGCAAAACCTAATTGTTCGAAATTTGTTTTTAATTTCTTCAAATCAACTTTTTCAATCATCAGCATAATGAAATATGATGTAAACAACACCATATATGGCACCAGTTCATTGAGAAAACGAGCCGCTATGGTGGTTAACCAGAAATTCGTTACAAATATACTGATGATTAAGACATGCTCAGGTTTGAATTTATCACGATACACTTGATAAAGAAATATAATAAATCCTGAAAGGCATAACCAATATAATGCAGGTCCAAACGACATCACGGTTGCACTTAATTGTGAGGTCGCCGCTTCACCAATCGTAAGTGATACTTGACTTCCATAAATACCTTCTCCAAATATAACATTTGCAAATCCTCGTAATACACCAGTCACTGGTAAAATACCAATCTGTATCATATATAAAAACGATAATCCAACTGCGCCAATACCTACTGTTATTGGTAATGTTATTAACCATGGGTAATTTATTCTCTTTAAAATAAAGTAGTACAGTAAAATACCAAATGAAAATGCCATTGTTAAAAACGGATAATGAAATGTCCGATTAATCATTGCCATGTAAGGTAATGATATGATGAATGCTGTCGCTAACATAATTGACACTTTTTTGCAAGGAACAAGGTCATATTTTGTGCGTAAGATATTGATGAATACGTAAATAGCAATAAATATACAAAATATCAAAAATATCACTTGAGCCGCAACCCATGTCATTTGAATTGTAGCCATTACTGTACCCGCTGATATTGCATATAAATATCCGCGTTTATCTTTTGTTATTAATGCTTTAATAAATAAATAAAACGTCAATGTAAACAACAAAAGCAAAAATGAATCATGGTCGAATAAAGAGAAACTTGAACCGTGTCCTGAACCAATATGTATAGGAATCAATGCAACAAGAAAAGCGGCAAAAATACCAACCTTTCGACTGAATAGTTCCTTTCCTATACCATATACAGGAAAAACAAGCAATGCACCATAAATTGCCGGCAAGAATAACATACACCAACCCAATGCATCAAGCACCGGCATTCCTGATATTGTATTAACAAACAATGCCGAACCGACCGCAATCATATTAAAAACAGGCGGACGAGAACCTTTATCACCAACAGGATAATTTAGTAACGGGTCTTCATCAACCACATAGGGATAATATCCTTTTTGAATCGTTTCTTCACATGTTCTCATGTTATAATAAGGGTCAGGTCCCGATAAAAAGAAACGAGTACCTAACGTATCACCATCTTCATTATATGCACCGCCTGATGTGTAGTTGAAATAACTGTTCATGAAAAGAACCAAAAACATGATACCTATAAGAGTAATAGCGGTGATTGTTCTCTTTGAAGGTAATGTTTTTTTGATTGGTTCTTGAATTTTAGCTGGTTGTTTAACAACAGCCTTCTTTTGTTTTTGTTTCACTCTCTTTCGAGTCATTTTTACTTTCCTCCAACAATTTTTGATGTTCCCAAAACCGTTTGATATAATCTTCAAACCATATCGGATAAAACTGTATGATAACGAAACCAATTATGGTTAATCCTATCAATCCTCCAACAATAGGTCCGTATATTGATTGTGTAAACAAACACGGTATCACAAGACATGCAATGAATAACATGCTGAATACAATACTATAGAATATCAACCTCACTTTTGTTCCATTATCCATTAATTTTTCTTCTTCCATCATGATAATACTTCCTTTATTTTTTCTGATAATTTTTTTCCAAATCCTTCAACTTCCATAATTCGTCTTACAGGCGCTTTAGTGATTTCTGCTATTGAATAATCAAAATGTTCCAACAAATGAACACCTTTTTTAGCGCCAACACCAGGCAAACGACTGATGATATCAAGTTTTATTTCCTGTGAACTCGCTTCGCGTTTTGCTTTTTTATGACGGGTTCGTATCGGGCTATATTCCTTAACCGGATTTTTCAAGTCATAGAATTTTTCAATGACACGACACGTAAAGGGCACATATAACGTACCAACAAACATGATGGTTACTTGATGTCGTGCCATAATTGATGCTAATTCACCTGCAATTATTTTCGGATTTGTTCCTTTATTTTTGGTGATGAGGTCTTTTATTCCATCATATTCAATAAAGAGGTATGGATGAATGAAATTATTTTTTAATTCAATCAATTGTTTTTCAAGTTGTTTATCGTATACTGATTGTATGAAATCAGTATGCTTTCGTTCAATACCAACCAAATTATCAGGTGTATGAACATCAGCAGGAAAATTGCCGACTTGTATACCTTCTATCAAAGGTGATTTACCTTTTTCGATAAATTGTCTAAATCGTGGTATGACTTCCTTTTCACGATAATCAACACAAATTCTCATTCGATGCCTCCAAATGTGCCTTTGGGTCCTTGATTTTTCTTATGGATGGGATGGTTGGATGTGTTTTCAAAAATATTTATCAAGGATATCCCAGCAATATTAGAATACATTTACCAATGCCTCCTTTTGAAACTACAATTTTTACAAAGGTGTCCATATGATTTTTCCAAAAAAGAACATTTTACAGGACGTGGTTTGACACTTCGTATTTGATATGATGTTATCCCAGGTCGATATCTTGTCCAATTACGATTTTTGATGAACGCATTAATAGCGATATCAGTATATTGTAGATGTTTCAACCACGCTACAAGTTCAACACGTTCAAAATGTGTGGGATGTGTATTTGTTGCAATTGCTTGTAAACATGGAAGACCTAAAGCTGGAACGTTAGGAACCGTATTTCCTAATCGTTTTATCTTCAATTTTATTTGGTTATCAGCTTTCCGAGGAATAATCTTGAAATTTTTAAAATGGTGTGAAATTTGAAGTAATGAAATATCACTTTTTGGTGGTTGTGGAACGATACCTGGTTCTTTGACAAGTTTCGATATATGTTTACATCCTTTATCGAATTCATCATTTGTAAGATATCGACAGTACATACCATTTTCCTCGAGTTTTCCTGTTTCTTCATTTGCACGTATATATTTTGATGTTGGATATCGTATTAAAAATCTGATTCGTCCATATGTAGGTGAATCAAACGCTTCCAGTCCTAATTCTTTTGACAATCGCATTTGTATCGAATACATCAAATTTGAAACATCAACTTTATCTCGTGGTGTGTAAAGAGTGACTGGTTTGAATAAAATGAAAGCGTGAAATCCTTTACCTCCGCTAAAGTTTTGTATAACAGGAATATCACGTTTATAGCACCAATCACTCAATTTTTTCACGTTCCTCCACGGCATACGGATACTAAAATATGAATCGATGTCAAATAACAGATTGTCAACAATTGGTACGCCTTTTCTTTTATAACGAAACGGAGAAACAAAGTAAGGTACCTTATTTTTGAACATCCGTTCAAAATTATCGAAGGCAAATTTTGTTTCAACCCATAATTGGTTTGGGAAACCAACAAATCTGGGAGTTTCGTTAAACATCAAACCAACTTATATTGCCATTATCTCCTCGATAGCAATGGAATTAGCGTTTGATAACATAGGATTAGTGTGCATAAACGCGGTCAATTTAGTGAGCGCTTCTTCCATTGTCGAAGCAACAATAACGAACCTACGGAGTAATTCATCGTCTTGCAATATACCCACAATAAATGTGGTATATTCAGGTTGAGCTGGCGGTTGCGGAGTTGTCGATTGTGATGTTTCGACATGCGGTTGTTTTTTTCTCAATCCTAATTTAGGCATTTAATCCTCCTCTACGTTTGCTTTATTTATATCATTCATTTCTTTGGCAAAATCGAGAAAGCACCGGTCGTCACAAAGATGCACATCACCATCCAAACAAAGGATAGTATCACCGACATCGAATGCTTCGTTACAGGAATCACATGATTCTATTTCGCTATTGCAATGTGAACATTTCATTATTCTTCCTCCTCAACATAAGGCGGTAAAAGGACACCAAACATGTAATCATCGTTTTCTTCGTAAAACCAAGCGGGTGCTTCATTGCATAATTTTATATTGACATCTTCACGGAAGGTATCACCGATTTGTTGTACACCAAAAGTGTATATTGCGTTTAATTTTTCACCTTTAAATATTTCACCGTCAGGTTTCCACGTGCTATCATCACTCGTATCATGCAAATCACCAACACGTACATTGATTTTTTTGTTTTTAATGCAAAACGTGTAATATTCCGTTTTAAGTGGACTTGCATCGCTGATGAATGCTTTGAAATCATCAAGTTTTATTTTCATATTGACATCAAGTTTTACTTCGTCAACACCTTCACCGATGACTGGCACTCCATCAACAGTTTCGAATGGTAATCCTTTAATGATTTCATCTTCAGGTTCACGCGTTGTTAGGTGTATTTTTTTCTTTTTACACACGATAACAAATTTGTTTCCTTCAGTATTTACCTTCAAAACTTCTTTTGGTGGTACTGCTTTGATGAGTTTTAGTGCTTTTTCGACATCAATTTCAACCGTCTCATCTTTTCCATCGATTGATTTAAAGAACCCTTTGTTAAATTTAATAAAACGTAGGGCTCGGGCATGTGAATCTTTTTGTATGGAAAATAATGTTCCATCAGTTGTCGTTGATATGACACTTGATGGAAAAACATTGACGAGCATCAGCCTTTCAAACATTTCAACTAATTTTGATTGTTCGAGTTCAAAATTCATATTTATAACTCCCATTCATCTTCATTTTGTTCCTTTTCTTTCTGTTTTTCTTCTTTCGGTTCTTTTGGTTTTTCTTCTTCTTCATCAGCAGGTTCGACCTTCTTTTTTGGTGGGTTGATTCCTGCTTGCATTTCAATATCAGTTATTTTTGAAACGCAGTAACCTAATTCCTCAAGTCGGCTACAAGAATGACGGTGCAATTCGTATCCGTTTTTACTGGTGATTTTTTGTTCACTATACAATCGTGTGTAACCAGTTAATTTGAAAGGCTTCATGAAGAAATCATTGCCTTTATGTGATAGATACAAAACAGTGTCAACACGGTGTATGTTGTCTTTTTCACCAGCTGGTCTCCATTTCAATTGTGAGAATACAGAATCCTCATTGTCTTCCTTTTTGACTTCAGAGGTGAATACAACATTGAATGGCATTTTTTTGATTTTATCAATCCAGTTAAAGTTATGATAAAATTTTATTGTCACCCAATCCTTGTATCCTTCAAGTGCTTGGTAAGCGGTTTCTTTACCTGCCTTATCTTTTGATTCCATCATCGCTTTGACTTCTTGACGTTTTGTTGCCATTAAATCAGCGAGTGATTCACCAAAAGCTTTTCTCGAATAATAATCCTGAGTGAAACGCCAGCTTTCCTCAAGTAATTCAATGACCAACCAACCAAATTTTCCGGTGTTTTTGTAATGTTCCTTCAATCGTTGTTCAGCAACGGCGGTTGATGATACCATTTCTTCGTATGTGTTAACAGGAAATACAAGTATGTTATCGAGAAATTCACGAGGAATCAATTTTTGTATTTTTGTGATACCAGTACTTCTGTCAGGATAAACAATACACATCAATAATTCATCTTTATTTACTCCAGATTTTTTGAGATATTTTAAGATGCCAAGGTAAAACGAAGTTTTACCGGCACCGCTTTCGCTAAACAAAAGCATTTTTTCAGTATCAGCTGTTTCCTTTATGAAATTGGTCATTGTAATTGGTTTGACGAGTTGTTTTTTCCACAAATCTTGCTCGTCATCCACTGCGCCAGCGACCTTTTTTTGCATCATGTTATTTCCTCATTTTATATTTCGTAATCACCGTCTTCTTCATCGTTCTCTTCTTTCTCAGCTTTTTCCTTTTGTTTCTTGGGTGTTTCCTTTTTTGTTGTTGTTTCTGCCTCTTCATCAATATCGTCATCCATATCGTCATCCAAATCATCAACATCAACTTCTTCCTTTCCTACAGATTTAACAGTTATTTTTTTAGGCATAGCAAATTTTGTAGGAACAGTAAAATGATTATTCCATCGTATATCACCTGTATCTTGGTTGACGCTAACGGTACCACCAAATCGAATGATTGAACCTTGAGCCCATTCAACTTCCTCGGGAGAAACAAAAATCGTGTAACTTCCTCCAACAACGGATGAATCCATTACAGCGTAACGACCGAATTCACGTCCTGTTGAAGAACTTTCTCCTACCTCTGATTCAATGACGGTTGCCTCAAGAATACGAATATCAGTATTATTTTCGCTTTCATGTAAATCCATTGAATTAATGGTGATAACAAGACTTTCAAGGTTAGGATGTATTTCCTTTTCATAGAATTTTTTGAACTCAGGAATCTTGTCATCCGTTTCAGTAAACATTGCACGGTCTGATGTTATATTGATTCCCCATGCATTGTCCTTTACGATAACCTTTGTCCGATATACCTTATTGCGTTCAAGGTTTCCGAGGTTTTTGGCTCCATCACGCCAAAACGTTCCAGCGGCGTATTGAACATCACCAAGTTCTTCCTTGCCTGAGTCATTTTTCGTTATCGGTCGAGCAAGTGCAACTAAATCACCAACATAAGTATCATCACCTTTTACCTTTATTTTCCTTGGGTTTGGTGAGTTAATGACGCGTATGCAATAATCAACTGCATTCCCAGTCATGGAATGTTGACGATATAAAAGAGCCCAAGCGTAACGAATCTTGAATTCCTTCGCTTCCTCATTATCTCCCATCGCAATGATGTTTTCGTCTGTATTTATAAATTCTTTTAATTGAGCGAGTAAATCTTTTGTTGGTATCTTTGTTACTTCACTCAATTGCTTCATACCTGCTTTGATGTCGTCTGGTATTTTTGCCATTTCATATTTCCTCCTTTTTTGTTTTATTCAATATCTCGTATTTTTTTCAAATACGCCACGTTTCCGAAAAATCTCCTTTCAAAGAATTTATCCTTTTCAAGGTCCGAAATACGTGTAAAAGTGCTGACGATGTTTGATTTTTCAAGACGTTGCAAACAATTATCAGCGGTTTCAACCGAACAATTATCCCATCTCGGCTGTAGGTTTTCAACCATTGTTGTACGCCGTACCCATAGCTTATGTTTCACAAATTTTTTCAATTTAATCTGACGGTCATATTCCTGTAACGAATCACGAATGATTCGATGACGTTGAGCGCGTTCATACGGTGTAATTACCAATAATGATTCTAAAACAACAATAAGATTTTTCCATATCTTCCAATAATGAAGACGAGCATAACCGACATCACCTATGTTTAAAACAGTGCGTAAATCAATCAAAGCGTGATGAATAGATAGTTTCATTAGATTTTCATACAAACGACTGATGAAATGTTCTAATTTATCACGAGCTTTTGGACTTGCAGTTAAAATTTCAATAGAAAAATCCTCAATAACAGCTAATACAGCTTCATGTACTTCTTTTGGTATTTTAACATTAATATTATCTTTTTGGTATTTCTTTATGATAAGTTTTAAACGTTCTATAATATCATCAAATTCTTTTTTAGCTTGTTCATCATCAGATATATTGATGTTTTCAGAGATTTTTTTGATGACCTCTAATCGGTCCTCCAATGTAACATTTTCAAAAACAGGAATCACACGGTCAATAAATCCTGTTTTCACTAATTTATCAACTAATTTATCAGGAGGATATGTCATTAAAAGAAATGATGCGTGAGGGTCAAACGATATAGTATGATTACCTAATTGTTTTTGGATATGACATGAACCATCAGCTAACGGATTCATCGCAATTTGCATATAGGTCATATTTTTCTTTGAAAAATCAGTAGAGATATCAAAAAGAACTGATGCCTCTTCCATTCCAACAATATCGGAATCATATAACAAACCATTAACAACAACAGTTTCCTTTGATGTCGGGTCATATTGTGTTGTACCAACTAATCCTGCATCGGTTGATTCCGTTAATGATGAAAAATTTAATTGTAACGCTTCTGCTATATCTTTTATGATACCGTAACCGGCACCTTTGCCTGTTCCTTGAGGTTTAATCAATAACAAATGAACGCGAATATCAATTTTTCTTTTACCGGACATATAATGAACGTTTTTTAATCGCTGTCCAAGAATAACATGTAATGCAATACGTCCATACATTTCATTTTTGTAAGAATATGAATTAAAAAATTTTAGATAATCATGTAAGAATTCCGAACCAAGACGATGTTTTTCTACAAGTTGGGCATTTTTATGTTCTTCCTTGAGGCGGTCTTTTTCACTTAATTTTTTCATTTGACCACCTGCAAAATCCAATCAAGTTTCACTAAAATAGTTTCGTTTTTTTCAGTTACAAGTGTAATCGTATCATCAGTGATTTCTTTTAATTTACCACGCCAATAAAACGGTCTATCCTTTCCGTATGCTCGGTGTGGTACAGCAACTGATAATTCCTGTCCTATGAATCCTTCTAAACTTTCTTTCTGCATCTTTCCTCACCAATACTGTTATGAAAATCATGTAAAAGAGCGCGAAAATATATTCATTGATACATGTTTTCATATTCAATACCTCACCACCTGAAGTAAACAAAAATCCAATATCCATCCATTAGATTTTTGGGAAAAAATGATATGTCAACCGGGTTTATATATTTTTTTAAATTTCCTAATTTAGATAGATTCCAAAATTATATAAACCGAAAAAATGATATATTAATTATTGGTGGTTATTCTGAAAGAACAGGATTTTGATTATAAAAGTGAAGAAGGCGATTGGGTTCTAACTTCATCTTATGATGGTGTAACAGGAAAAGTTGAAGGAAGATTTCAATCAAAACGTGATGCAAAAAAATTTTATAAATATTTAATAAAAAGCGGTTTAGGTTCGCGTAATAAAGGTTATAAAATAGTATACGACCCTCAAAAAGTATTAGGTTTTTATAATCCTGTTGGTTCAGTTCCTATTCAAGCTATTGAAGGCGATAATTTAGAACAAGCTAAAAATCGTTATTATTTTGAAAATAAATGAGGGGTTTTCAACCTTTCTTTTTTTTAATTAACCAAAAAGAAAGCAAGTATGGCATAAATTGCGACCCCTATTAAAGCAAAAATGATACATATTTCATCGAATCTTGGTTTTCTCATTATATCCCATATTTTGATAAATTTGTAGGTTCTTTTCTTTCAAATTCAATAACCCACACGAGGTCGTTTTTTTGTTTCCATTCTTCGAAGAATTCTTCTGGCGTTTTCCCCATAATCTTCAAATTATGTTGACTCATCCAAAGTAATCCTTCTTTTTCAAAATCCTCTTCAGAAAGCTCGCTAGTTCTTTGTTGATAGAGGTCTTTTGTGATTTTCAAATGCCCTATTACTTTTCCATTTCGAAACGGGAGTTTATCATAAGCAGAAATGAGCATGTTTTTGTGAAACTTCTCTGCATGTGATGATTTCCAGTATCTTCTGGTCATTGTTTTAGCTCCTTTTAGAAAAGGTTCAGTTGTCCACGAAAATGATATAAAAAGGCTCATAATCTTGTTTCATCAATAGCTTCATTTAAAGCTTCGGCTTGTTCTTTTTTCATCGTTGCAGTGACCATTGTTCCGTGTTTTGTAATGCCTACGATTATCCAATCTTCTGATTCACAAAAAGGACAATACAAATCACGAACTAATTCTTCGGTTGTATTAATGCAACGCATATTTTCCTGTAACACTTCACATTCTTCTCGTTGCACACAAAATTTTAAATTATCGTGAGAATCCTTTAACGCAACAGCTTTCATGACATATATTGTTCCTTCTTTAATGCCTTCCAATAATGGGTCTTTCTTTTTCATTAAATGATTTCTCCTCGTCTGTATTTTACAATTTTCAATTCATTATAATCAATACCACGTAATATGACGTTTGCTTCTTTGAACATTTCTTTTGTCCTATCGCAACTTTCACTCCAACCTGTATGTTTCGCGTTTTCCCAATTCAAATCGATAACTACTTCTTTGATTCCTGATTGAATAACGGCACGACCGCAATCGGAGCATGGTGTACCGTTTGTATACATGATGCATCCTTTCAATGTTGTACCAATAAGATTTGCATTATAAATGGCATTCCTTTCAGCATGTTCATACCAAAAATATTTTTCTGGACGTTCTTCACGCGCTTCAACATTATCATTTACTTTACGCGGTAAACCGTTGTAACCAACACTACGAATTTCTCTATCAGGACCAACAATAACAGCACCGATATGTGTAAAACGGTCTTTACTTTTCATCGCTGATAAGTACACAAGGGACATGTAATAATCGTCCCACGATAACGTTTTCATATTTATTTCTCAACAATAATAGTATACAGGTTAGGTCTTGCGTTCAATGATTCGTAATGTATAATATATCCTTCCTGCACGTATTTGTTTAGTTCGTTTTCAAGATTCTTCGGACCGCCTGTTGATATTACTTTTATTTTCTTTCTAATGAATGGTTTTTCTGTTTTAATTGCCGTTTCTTCTTCAATAATGATGTTTCCTGTAGGTTTTGTTTCCATAACTTGAAAAGGCAGTATTTGTCCCAATGATGTAATATTTGGAATGATAACTATATCACCTTTGGTTACCGGTCTTTTTCTAAGATTTCTGTTTAATAATATGTTAATATCTTCACCTAATTGTACACTATGTAGAGGAGCTACCGTTATTTCTTTTGCTTTTTTTGTCGTAGCTTTCTTTATTGTGACTTCATCACCCACACACGCACCAGCATTTTCTCTAGTGAATTCATCGATTCGTATGATTCCTTTTCCTTCATCATTTGGATGAGAACGCCACACAACAGCAACCGTTTTAGTATTACCAGTTATTTCAATGATGTCGCCAACGTTTAGATTGAGTTTCTCTCTCGTATCTACATCAATACGTGCTCGATTATAACAAATATCTATATTAAAAGCAATATCAACTTTTTGTTTCATGTTTTTTCCTCGTTATTTTTTGAGGTTTTTGTCGAATGAGACCGCATTTCTCACATTGTTCTACTATGAATCCTTCACTGCTCCATGATTTTTGTTTCCATTTATGAAATATACAAACCATTATTACACCGTTAATTCTATCCAATTTTTTGAACCACAATTACGACAGGCACCACCGCCATCTGTAGGACAGCAAAAAAGGTGCTGACAATCATTACACCAACAATTAAAACCCATTTTTGATAATGCAACTTTCATATCTTGTGGTATTTTTTCTACTTGCGCTCTCGTTATCATACAAAATCATCAAGTCTTCTTTGAAATCGTTGTTTCCTTATTTTTTCTTTGGTACATACATCATTCCAATAACAATGCCCCATTATCATGTATGTAATAGCGAAAAGTAAAGCTACAAATCCAACATATTGTCCTTTTCCATATATGAATAAAATAAGAGCGCCGATGCTGTGTACGGATATTGTCATTAGCGTTAGAAACATAAAAGTTTTGAGATAATTAATCAAATTACTCCCTCACGATATGGTCAAGGTCTTGCCATCTATCATGTTTGAGTGTTTTTATTTTTGAGATACATGCTTCACATACGCTAATTCCTTTCGTTCCAAGGTCCCCATCAAACCATTCTTCATCTTTACATTTGCAAATTTTTTCGCAAATATCACATTCGCGTTCTCCAACATCATCTAATTTTGATGTTGTTTTTGTTAATTCTAATGGTATAATTACTTTTATCATTCTTCCACCTCAATTTGATATCCTAAATCAGTAATAATGCAAGGAAGCATGTTAAAATTTGTTAGTTGCTCAATTTCATCTGAAACTAATATGAAAGCTAAAAAACTCATGTTATCATTCCCATAGCATCAAGTATTTTATACATTTTATCATAATCGGCTAGCATATCAAAAAATATAATGAGGATAGCAATAATTATAGCGATTGAGCAAATGGATATGATACGCCATACCCAAATATTATTCCAAATCAGTTCCTTCAGATTCATGTGTTACCACTATAATCTTTTTTCCATATTTTTCAAGTTGACCTATGATATCTTCAAGTGTTGGTGATGGTATTTTTCCTTCCATCTCATCAAGGAGTTGTTTTGAATTAACAAATTCATGTGTATACACTGGTCGATGTAGAACTTTTGATACTGCTTTTTTAAATGCTGAAAAATCCATACAACAACGTTTTTGGTTGAGTTGGAAATATGCTTGTTTTTCATATGTCCAGTTTTTCCATTCTCCTGATGATGCAAGGGCAATTGCTTCCTCACGATTTAACTGTTTCATAATATCACTTTTCACATGAACATTCTGTACAAAGGAATCCTCGATTGATAAATTTTTTATGTTTGCATTTTTTACAGGTTCCCCATAATGAAACCAAATCATCATCTTCATCAAATAATTTTTGTAAATATTTGTATTCATTTGCAGGTTGTGGTCGGTCGGTTTCGTTGAAAGTAACAACGTTGTATCCTTTTTTTACAAGTGCCTCCCGTATATCTGAATAACAACCTAACGGAAAGAACCACGCTTTTTGTTTACTATGCCAAATACCGCTTTCTTCACGCATGATATCCACAATGTCTTTGTTATAACGAAAGGTTACCTTTAAATTCCTTGGTGTTTTCGTTAATTTTATCGGTGATTGCATATCATTCCGCCGTCACTTTTATATGAACTGTTATATCACCAGTAGGTGTTGTACCTATCGTCTTCGAATTGTCTACTACAATATAATAATTTCCTTTTTCCAAAGAAACGCGTGTTTGATGTGTTTTTGTGTTAAAACGACTCGCTTCCTCAATGATACTGTAATCATCCCATTTGTTTTGATACTGTAAATGATTGGTGAAATCACCGTATTGTTCAGGAGTCATCAATAAAACGTCAATAGTACCGCCATCTTCAACATTAACATCAATATTGATGTTTTCTACATCTTCAAGTTTGTCCCAATAGATTTCGTTCTCTGATATGATAAACGTTTCACCTGGCACTTCAATGAACCAAAAGAAAGATAAATAAACGAGCCATATAAGGAATATGACAATGAGGATGATAATGAGGATGTTAATTTTTTTCATTTTTCTCCTTTTCCTTTTCTGCTTTGATTTGTTTTAATGCAATATTATTATTAGTAACGAGTAAAGAAAATAGATACCACGTGATGAGTCCTATAAGAAAAAGACCTGGTATGCCAATAATAATATACACCATAATTGCAACAAGAAGTGTACTAATTACACCTATCCATAATAAGAAATCTATTTCTTGTCGTTTTTTGGTATCCAGGTCTTGTTGGATATATTTTTTAGGGTTCAATTAATCCCGCCTTCTACGTTCTGGATGTCGGCATTCATCAGTTCGATTACGACCTCTTCCGCCGTTTTTCCATCCGCTTTGAGAACCGTCTTTTCGTCCTCTTCCTCTTCGTGGAAACATATTACACCTCCTTTTCTTTTTTTATAAAATCACCGAGTTCAAATTTTCTATTAAACGATTCAACATCTTCTTTTGACATTGAACCGTTATGTATTTTGTGCATGTGTTTTTTCAGTTGTTTGTAACTTTGATATTCTTTTGGACAGAATGGACATCTCATTTTTTCCATATCCTTTTATGATATAAATATTCATGTGCGTTGCCTATCCAGAATTGCGGTCCATTGATATTTCGTTTGTTTACTAAACCGGCAGTGGCAATATTTTTGAAATCATAATCATATGTAATGATACCTATGATTTGAGGATTGAATACGGCAACTTGCACTAATGATAAATCAACTTCAGATGGCTGTTTCATCCTGTTTGTTGAAAGTGTTGCTATTTCCTCTTTCAATTCACCTGTTTTAAATATTTTGATATCAGGTACTGGTAATTTTTTTGATACTTCATCATATACTTTATCAGTAATGGCAATATCTTTTTGATTCAATGTTGTTTTACACGCTTTTGCTTTTTTCGTTTGTTCACGATGATAAATAATGATATTTGAATCGACTAAATAATATTTATCGTAAAATTCGAATACATCAAAAACATATCCACAACTACAAACATGTTCACCCCGGCGTTTTTTAAATTTAACGTATCGTTTGCATTGCGGACAAGTCAGGTGCATAATAAGATGATTATTGTTATTCGTTATATAATTTATGATTAGGGGACCGGGAGGATGGTTTCCTGTCCTTTTCTGGGTTTGCAACCTCCCCCGGCATTTTTATTCCATCCTTCAACGCGTTAAATGTTATAATGATAAATCTTTTTTAAACGTTTATGAAAAACTATTTAATGTAAAAAAACGTAACAATTGTTATTAGTTTTTTATTGGATGAAACACACCGACAAAATCACAATTAGGACAACGATACACCTTTTTTGAATCACCAAAAATCAAACCTGTATGTTCAAATTTATAATGCGAAAATTTCAAAGCGGCGCCACATAACGGACAGGTTTTTTGTTTCAAGGAATATCAGCTTTTTCTAGTTTTTCAATATATTTTACTAATTCTCGTGCATCAACCCAACCTACAACTGGTTCGTTATTTTTGATTTTTCTTGTCCATTCAGATTTCCCGTCATCTTTTATGTTTTTATGAAAACCAACTTCAACTGAGTGATATTTATTGGTAATTTTTTTTGGGGAACAATAAAAATTTTTTCCTGCTATGATAGTTATACCATAACGATTAAGATATCTAGCGTAAATACAGATACCATAATATTCATTGAGATTATCATCCTCAATGTCCATGATTTTCCATCCCTTTCTTTTCTTGAAAAAATCAATTAAGTCATCTTGTGTTAATTTAGGTTGAGAAGGTTGTTTTACTACACCCCAGTAGTCATCGATTTTAATCATTACAACTCTCCTAATAAATCTTTGGACATATTAAAGATTACACTATCAAGTTCATCAATAAGCACGTTCGGATTATTACTTGTTATATCAATAGTATCCGATTTTGATGCAGTAGAACCGTCTTTTTCCATTTTTATGGTAACTTTTAATGTATCTTTTTCGATGATATCTATATCAATACGAGTCTTGTAACGAAAAGCGCCACGAAAGTCAAACCCGTCATGTAATGTATTAATACGAAAACCTTTTTTTGTTTTTTCATAATATATATCGCAAAGGCGTTCTTGTTCTGCAACTGTTTTTTCTAAATAAGAATCAATGGTTTGTAAAACTTGTCGTAATGACATTCCCCAATAGTCATCAATCTTAATCATAATCATAACTAATATGTAATTTATAATTTATTAAATTTAATAATCTATGTTTTATTGTAAATTTAACGTTTTAATGCTCTTATTTCTAAGTCGTGAATGAGTATATTGATGAATCCCTTTCGAGTTGCTCTGTAATGATAAAGGACAGCCATAATTTGGTGATGTGGTAATCCAGTTTCTTTTTGAATAGATTTAACGTTGTGACTTTCAAAACGTAGCCGTAGAATTTTGTCTTTTTGATGCTGTGTAAGAACCATAATTTGGTATCGGTTTTTGATATGATACCAAACTTTTTTGATTTTATAATGAAGATGAATGAATTTACATCGGTATTTCTTTTTTATTTGTGTTATTTGACGTTTTGTTTGATTTTTGAAATGATGTGCTTCATATGTCCATAATAATTTATTATAATACCCTTTATGAGCGATATTAACGGAAAAGAAATCTTTGTCAATACGATTTATTATCCAATAACCATCACCAGCGGGTGTGATATCTAATAATCCTCTTTTCGTGAATTTTAACATTTTTTAATCCCCTCCAAGAAACCATCAGGTAATTGACGGTTGTATTTTATTAACATTTTATGAGCAATTTTCGCTTGTTTTTCAGAAAGAAAATCTTGTGATGCCATTGATTTACCAATTGGTGAATCGAATTTATTGAATCCTTGGAAATCCTTTGTATTTGCACCGTCACACATCCCAGCGATGATACGAAGTCCTTCAATCATTTTTTGTTTTGATTCTTCAGTATATCCTTTTGATTGTTTGGTTTTTGATTCATCAAGCGTTACCGTTTGTGGTATTTGGATTTTTTTGATTTCGTTTGGTTTTTTCATATCGATTTCGTTGTCGAGTACACCATCAATGATGTTTTGTTTTTCAACGATTGATTGTGCCATTCGAGCATCGAATGAATCTTCAAGGACAAGGTGTTGTACGAGAACGGAATCCTTTTGTCCGATACGGTGACAACGGTCTTCAGCTTGTGACATGTTTGCAGGCACCCAATCGAGTTCAGCAAATACAACGTGATTAGCAGCTGTTAAAGTGATACCTACACCGGCAGCTTGAATGTTGCCAATGAATATATTGATGTTTTCATTGTTTTGAAATTCGGTGATTGATTTTTCGCTTTCTTCAGCGGACATACCACCGAATAGAATAACAGAATTATCCTTGAAATGTTCATGTATTTTTTCGATAACGTCACGATGATGTGCAAATAATACGATTTTATTGACGCCTTCCTCAACCATATTTTCAACGTGTGAGCAAACATCATCAACCTTTGCGAGTGCAGTTTGATGTCGAACCTTAGACATTTCGGTGAACATTGCCTGTGTTGTTTCGCGTAATTGAGAAACGATTTTACGATATTCATCCTTATCAAGGTCTTTTGCCTCTTCGGCGAGTAATTTCAATTCATCGCGTTTCGCTTCGAATTTTGATGCAACGGCGTTTTCTTCAGCAATAATTTTTGCGTTGCCGTTTGCAGGTATTTCGATGATTTGACGGCGTTTTGGTGGTAGTTCAGAAAGAACATCCAATTTGAGTCGGCGTATCATAAAAAGACTTCGAAGTTTATCCTGTAATTGTTCGGTGTTTGATGCACCTGAAAAATTCCATCCCCAAGTATCCTTATACGCGTTGCAATATTTTTCAGCGTATCGGAAAAAGTTTTTGAATTGATACGGGTCAAGAAAATTGAATAAAGGAAAACCTTCAACAGGACGATTTAATATAGGCGTTCCTGTAAGGAGCATTTTTCGCGTGGCACGTATCGGGTGTTTGTCTTTATCATTACCAAAAACGACCTGTGTGCGTTTTGCTTTTGGATTTTTCAAATAATGTGCTTCATCAATAATGACAACATCCCAATCAATCGCGTGTAAATTGTGTTTGTGTTTTGATAAAATATCATAATTAATAATGATGATGTTTGCGTCCTGCCACTCGTTACCATTTTTGATAACGGCAATTGATACATCGTCATGTATAAGCCATTTGGTGATTTCTTTATGCCAATTGATTTTTAATCGTTTTGGAACGATAATAAGAACATGCTCGAATGAATCCATCGTGTTTAAGGTACCGATTGCTTGAATTGTTTTTCCTAATCCCATTTCATCAGCAAATAAAACAGAATGATGTTTTTGTGCAAAATCAATACCCGCTTTTTGAAATGGTAAATATTCAAGACCATCAGGTTTAGGAATATCAACATCAGCCGAAACGCGTTTTGATTCAAGCTTTGTTTGTTCAATACGTTGGTCGGGTTTCCACCATTGTATTTCCCATGCACCGTTTTCGTCTTTATGTGGTGTGATTCCTGCTTTTTTCATTTGAAATTTGTTTTGATTCCATACATCCCAAAAACGTTTATCAGGTTTAGCTTTGCGTAAAATACGATATCCTCGTTTGGTATGAAATCGTTTTGGTTCAGACCAAGGTAAAAGTTCCAATAGGTCGATTTGTTGCGTCATTATTACACCATATTAATATAGATTTATTAGTATTTAAATGTTTTGTTAAAATTAATAATTCTTTATATAGGAGGGATGGGAGAAAGAAAAAATAAGGTCGAGAAGTTTTTGATGGCTTTTCTTCCTCCCAATAACGGCGGTAGGACTTGAACCTACGATTTTTGCCTTATGGGGGCAATGGATTATCCGCTTTCCCACGCCGTTAGTTTTCATAATACGTTTTTTGTATTTTTAATTTTTCATTCATTTTGTTGTTCATTCATTTTTCTCCTTTTGTAATGCGTAAATTTTTCTTCGATAAAACCACGACCACCCCACAATCCTTCATTTCGTATAATAAAGCAGTTATCGATAGTTCGCGTGATACCGACATATATCAATTTCGTTTCATCCGTAATACGCGAATCATTTCGCGGATAATAATCCATAATGATGATGTTGTTTGCTTGTAATCCTTTACTGGCATGAAGCGTACCGGCAAAAAATGGAATGTTTTCGATGATTCCGTCATGTTTACTGATGTGTCGTATATATTCTCTTTTTAGTAGGGAAAAATCATTTGTCGATTGTATGTGTTGTTTTAATTGTACAACATTTTTTATGTTTTCAAATAAATTGAAAAACACCTTGATTTTATCATCTGATTTATTCCAAATCAATTCAGGACGCGTTGCAAGTTGTGTTTTTACACCACGTTTTAGTGTATTTCTTGCTTTTAATTCGGAAATGAAATCTTGACATTCACGTAATGTTGGATTTTCATCACATAATAATTTGACGAATAAATTGTAAATGTTTTTGAATTTTTCATAATTCCATACAGTATTGGTGCGACCAATACCAATAACAGGAATATTCATTTTACTGCATTGTTCAATTGCTTCTCGAACTTGAGCGTTTGTACGAGCAAGAATATAGGTGGTGCCTTCAAGTTCACGATGTAACGCGTGAGATAAAGTATCATGTATCGTTAAGGTTCCTTGTTTGCCTGATGATTCAACATCTTGTATTGTTTTTTCACCAATAGATTCAGAAAGATAACGAGCAAAATCCCAAGGTTGTTCAGGAACGCGATAACTCTTTTTCAATACATGATAATCATCGGTTCTAATGTTTTCTATGTGTTGAGGATTCGAACCGGTGAATCGATATATCGTTTGCATTGGGTCATAACAGGCAACGACTTCCTTAACATATGGTGCGTTCCACCAAATTTCTAAAACCTTCATTTGTAATTTACCGAAATCATGTGTTTCATCAATGAAGATATATTGAATAGGACGATGATATTGTAATTTGTTTTTATACACGATTTGCAACAGGTCTTCATATTCCCATCGATTGTGTTTTCGTTTATATAATTCCCATCCTTTGTAAAATGATACAAGAAAATCAACATCAAAACGATGTAAATACACGCGTTCTTCCTGCTTTAATTCAGCCCGATTTCGTATTTTTTCGATAATGATATCATCATCAGCATACATACATTTCAACAAACTGAACCACACGTACATCGCGTTTGATTCTGCCTTACCATCAACTGATATTGCACCAATATCATCAATCGAATCAAGGTTTGCAACAGATACTTTTGTGTCAAAATCAAGTTGCATCATTCGAGCATAGGTTTCATAATCTTCAATAGTAATATAATTCGGTTTACTAAAACCAAGGACACGATTTGCCAAACTATACACCGTACCAAAATTATTCAAATGGGTTCGATTGATACCTCGTTCTTTTAGTTTTTCATAAATGGCTCGTGATGCGCTTCGTGAATATGTAGTGAACATGATATTTTCAATACTGGTACCATTATCAATCAATTTGATGATTTGATTTGCAATATAAGTCGTTTTTCCGGCACCTGGTAAACCTAATATTTTGTGAAATTTTATTTCATGTTGCATTTATTCCCACTTCTTTCCGACAAGTATTATTCTATCAGGATAATCCTGTTTTAATTCTTTAAAGACAGGTTTGATGATTTTCCAAATATGATGTTTATTGGCAAGTCCGCTACCTAATGCTGATATATAATAGGTTTTATTATCATTATCAATCTGCATTCTTAATTTTCGCATTTCCGAACAAAGGATACAGGTATATGTTTTTTTGTTATAAAATGCATCATCATTGTTTGTTGGTTTTCGTTTTGTAATAAAACCATATGATTGCGGATGGTCGCGTAATTTAGCAGCTCCACCATGTCCTGAACGATACAAATTATCACCGAATACAAATATTGCGTTAGGATGTTGGTCCAACCATTGTTTTGTTATTTCTTCCATTACCCTTACCTCCTTACCTCAAAGATTTATGGGGAACGAGAAAAAATTCTTTTCTTGGGTGAGAAAAGGTAACATTTCCAAGTGTTCCTATCCATTCTTTGAGATATAACAGAATAAGATTTATGGGCAAAAACCCATTAGGGTTTGGTAATGATTTTTCGAGGAGGAAAAATCTTACATTTGCTATCCATTCCTTATCCATTATATTCTATTTCTCGATATCCGCCTATTTCATCATCAAACTCCCACACATCGATATGTGTCAATTCGCCACAATGTTGTTTTGCTTCTCGAGCATTGTAATATCCATAAAGATGAGCAATTGATTCGTCTTCTTCTTTTTGTATTATTTTTGCTTGTTTTTTTGTTTTGGCAATAGCGAGCAAGGCATCGTTGCGATGTCGGAATATCAGGTACAGTTTTTTCATCATCTACACCTATAAGTTTCTCAACAGCCAAGACAAAAGTTTAGGCACAAACTTATGAAAACCAACTAGGAGAGTTGGAAATTGGCTGTTATTGAGCTTAGGGCATATTTCCATCATATAAGAATTTCAATTGATTTGTGTATTTCCGTATCCGTTTGATATTGTTTTCTTTAATACTGTTTCTAAGATTACAAAATGTATCCGCTATTTTTACGATATGAGCATATTCATCGCTTTTGACCTTATCGATATAATCAAAATATTTTTCTCCTTTTTCTTTTGTGATGTGTCTTACACCTTCTACAACTTTGTCGCTAAAACCGAATTCATCAAGGTCATCATATGTTACATTTGTATCTTCAACAACATCATGCAACCAAGCGACTTGTAGGATTTCACTATCATTATTATATATCATCATTTCTTCAATAAAATTTGATGTTTCTTCAAGGTGTTTATAATAAGGAATATCACCATAACATTGTCCTAAATGATATTCTTTAGCAAAGTGTATTGCTTCGTTTAACGTTTTTTCTTTAACCATTGTCTTCCACTATCTTGTCTAATTGTTTTTTGATAAATTTGTTTACGCATTCTTTTGAACAGAAGTAAGGATAAAAACCTTCATTCGCTTTTGATTTGAAATGTAATGATTTGAAAATATGTTTTAATATATGTAACGGTTCAAGAAATAATGGGTGTTCTACTTTAAAATCTTCTCCGTATATATATTCTGTTAACAAAAGTGATATTTCATCTGGGTCAATGTAAATAGCGTTTTCTTCAACATCAATATCAAGAGGTTCTATATCTCCTTCATTGTATTTTAAAAAATAAAATTGAGATGTTTCTTCTCCACATTGAGGACAATAGGAACGCTCAACGAATTTTTTGCTTTTACAATCAAGTGATATATCAATCAATTCAACTGTTGGTTTTTTCATCCTTCTTCCTCCTATTATATTCGTTGAGCCATTCCCACCGAAACGACATGCCCCCTTTTCTTGTATTTTGATATTCTTCAAAACAATGCAAACATAATTTAACATCATCAATGACATGTGTTGCTTTTGATGTGCAACGTTCACATTGTTCACTACTATTAATGATGTTATCAAAAATCTTTTGTTTATCTTTTGGTTTCGGTTTCGGTTGTTTTGATGGCGCAAGCCATTTGTTCAAATCATTCATTGATTCATTCATTCCTGTTGTACAATCCTGTAGCGGAATTATAGTAATACCATAATAAATGGACACTACCGAATGAGGATTGTTCTTTTTCATCTTCGATAATACCTAACTGTATTTTACATTTTTTGCTACCACGAGCAATATTTTTACATTTTTTGTGATATTGACACAATTTACATTTTTTTGGTATATTAGAGGTCATAATCAATCCACTTTCTAATGTAACCGTCTTTTATCCAATCTATAGCAAATAATTTTGCATCCTGTTCATTATCAAACAAGCAGTATTCACCTTCATGATGATTTTTTGTTCTACGCCATCGTAAGAAACACCAATCAGTACCAAAACGTAACAATATACCGTATTTCTCTTTGCAAGGAATGATTTTGTAGTTTATCGTTGATAACCACATCTATTACACACCGAGGGACTTCCTATAACGATTGCATTACAATTAGGGCAACGCCATGAACCTGTTCCTTGTTGTGTAGATTGTGTTTGTGGAGGTTGATAAGTTTGCTGTGGTTGCTGTTGTAAAGGTTGTGTCATGAGTAATGATTTTTGTTTTTTTACACCGTATGTATCAGGAAAATTAAATTCCTTTTTCTGTCCTTGTCCTTTAGAACTAAGTTCATCAGGAACGGAAATACTACCTCCTGATATCATTTTATACATAATGCCTAAAAACACGACACCTACGACAACAGTTGTAAAATCAGCCGTGTTGAACCATGTCATAAATGGAGCACCGTTCAAGACAACAGTAAAAACAATTGACATAACAGCGTATAAAATGAGTAAAAGAAGCATAACCGTAATGATTTGCGTGTATAGTTTTTTGAGTTTTGGGTCCATGTTAGCGATTTTCGCTTCGATACCCATCTTTTCTTTTTTTGGTTTTGGTTGTTGTGGAGGTTGCTGAGGTGGTTGTTGATATTGAGGTTGCTGTTGATAAGGTTGCTGTTGAGGATATTGATATTGTTGGTATTGTGGTTGTTGCTGTTGTGGATAATAGGAGTTTTGATATTGCTGTTGCTGTTGGTAATATTGTTGATTTGGTTGTTGTGGATATTGAGGTTGTTGATATTGAGGTTGAGGTGCCGGTTCTTGTTCTTTATCCTTTCTTTTCTTTCTTTTCATATTCCTCACCTTTATTATTCATTAGAACCATCTTTTTTGTACCTTACCCATCTTAAGGTATTCATGTAAATGTGTTTTGATAGAATTAAGTTGATATTTGTCAAGTATACTCTCAACTGTTTGTCCGTTGGGTTGAAACGATAATGGTGTTATATTGCATGACGCGTTTAACACAATCAATTCTTTGTTTCGTTTCATGATATTATCATATCGATGAATAGAATCATCTTCTGGTATTTGTTCGATTGGTCCGTGTTTATTGAGAATACGGGCAGCTTTTTTACCGCCGTAATTTTTAATGCCTTCAATATTATCAGCGGTATCACCTTGTATCGCTAAATAATCAGGAATCAATTCAGGATAAACATAATATTTTTCCTTTACACCTTCAGCATCAAGTAGCTTTTTTCCTGTCCACACTTTACAATTATTTCCTACAAGTTGCATCATATCTTTATCGGTGGTGTAAATGATGTGTTGTTTGTCAGTATGATTTTTTACAAAATGAGCGATAACATCATCAGCTTCATTATGAGGTGCATAATATTGTTTTATATTCATCAAATGAAGTAATAATTGCATATCAGCAAGTAATGGAAAATAATTTTTAGGAATTTTTTGTACTTTTCGTGACATTTTGTAATTGCCGTATTCCTCTTTTCGCCATGATGTAGTGCCATGAGATTCCCACGCAATAATCAATTGACGAGGATTGAATTTCTTATACACAGCGTTCAATGTTTTTAAAAACGTCATAATCATTGTTGAATCTAAACCATCATCAGTAGTCAACCTGTACGGCGCGTAGTAAGAACGATGCGCTACATATGGTCCATCCACCAATAATATGTCCGTCATTCCAAACACTGAATTGTTTATGTATATATAAATTGTTAGTTTTCTTCAGAATCGAAAACTTTTATGTCTTTTTGATTTGTCGGTAAATCATCCAAAATATAAATAGTATCATCCGTTGGTGTTGTCCAACCGAGAACTTTATTTTGTTTGTAAAATTTTCGAGCACGTATACGTTTGAAATGTAAATCCTTTTGTAAACGGTATAATGATTGGCTGACTTTCATACTCAATTCCTCTTCATCGAGATGTGGCATGATTTCATGAACGTGGGCAATGATATCTTTACGTGAAATATAAGGCAGTCCTGCTTTTTTCATGAAATGTATAGCATCCATTACAGCATTTGTTATACCTGAATTATATTTTTCATTCTTTTTCATTTATATCATCTTTTTAATCATTTCTAATCCTGTATTGAAATCATCATCATTTTTAACTTTGAAAGTACGTCTTTCAATTGCATCAGTAATACCGAAACCGTAATTTCGATTGCGTAACCAACATATGGTGTGCTTTTTATATTTTATGATATATTTGTTTTTTGTTGTTTTAATAGTAACATCATTGATTTTTTCGAGTTTGCTCGTCATTTTTTCTGCATGTTGTCTGCCATCGTTTATGATATTTTTCAATCGTTGTTTTTCGTATTGTTCTTCGAGACGATGTATTTCACGTAATAAAGAACCCTTGATAGGATTTTTTTCGAGAAGTTCCTCGGCAGTGTAAATCATTTTTCCTGATATTTTACCTCGATGTGCCATATAATCACCAGAATAGGTAGGAAGGAAGGAAAAGGTGTAAAGGTGTAATAATGAACGAATTCATGAACCTTCCTTCCGGTTAGCAATTCAACGTTATTTGCCTCCTTTCATGAGCCATGAATGAGCAGGTGGAAAATTGAGTGGTTTTTTTCCTTCATACAACCATTCTGTAAGCGCTTCATAATACGGACCTAATATCATATAATTCATAGGACTAATCACTGGGTCGCATACCATTATCAAACCATCCGAATCAAATTTACCAATACCAATAATTTTTATATCTTTTGGTTTTGCACATGCATTACCCATATGTTTTAGGCTTTCCTTGTAATATTGTTTGTAATCTTCAAGATTGATGTTGTCAATATCTTCCTGTGTATAAACAGGTTTTCCTAACGCTCTCATGATGAAATCATCTTCAGGATATAGTTTATTTACATCAACTTCAACTTTGATGATTGCTCGTTGATGAGATTTGCTTTTTGCTGTCATAGCATAAAATGGTGCATACGCTTTTGAAAGATATATGTATCCTTTTTTAGAGGTAACGTTCCAATTATATTTTTTATCAGGAACGAATCCTTCTTTCATAATACGTCTTGCAGAATCAACGGTTGTGCCATGATATAAAGTGATTTTCATTATTCATTCCTCGATTCTAATAACTGAATTTTTCTACTGATTAAAACATCAAGTTTCTTTTCATCAAGGTCTGCTAGATATTGAGCTAGTTTATTGTTAAGTTTGATAAAACCTTCTTGAATATCATGTAGAAAATCTTCTCGTTCTTGAGTCCATTTGATTAATTGAAATCCTTTTTCCTTTGGGTCAGTCCAATATTGCTTCAAAAATCCATTTTCGTCAGGTTCTAACCCTTCATTGATATATTTGATATTACGTCCATATCGCCAAAAGCTATCGACCTTTTTACGGAAACAAACGAAGTATTGAAATGATATGTTGATTTTTTTACCGAGGGTGGCAAAATTGTAATCATCTTTTTCATTGCTGGTTGTTGTTGTGAATTTAACGAATATCACTTTTCTTTTTTGTGCGTGTTTTAGTGTTTCGATTATTACAGCGTCATGGCTGATATCTTCAAGTTCGGTAACGAGTTTGTGAAAGCTATCGTTCATGATTTTTTGTTTGAATTTTATTTTTTTATCAAGTACAGGAGATATGTTTGATTTTTGTAAATATGATTTAATGTATTTTTGTTCGGTTCCAACAACTTTATCGTAGATATGTTTTGGTACGGTGACTTGGAAAAACACCTGTCCTTTATTCATGTAGATATGAATGGTTAAATCTTGTTCCTCGGTACCATCAAACGTTTTGTTTGCAAGCATGATTTTGTGTTGGAACTGACTTATTTTTTCCATTATTTTTCACATCTCCAAAGATTCACCTGTTTTTAATGGACATCCACAACTGCTACACACATCTTTTTTATCTTTGAATTCGTGTCCTATTATCCATCCGGCATTATGCTTAGACAAACATTGCGGACAATATGTGATGTTTGATGGGGGAGGAAGGTCGGTCATTATTTTTCACCTTTAAGATTTAATTATTACTCCAAATATTCAATTGATATTACGTTTCGGAAATCTGCATCTCCTCTTGACCAGTTCGGGTCATAATGTTCTGTAAATGTTGCAATGCATGTTGTGTTTAATTTGAAATTTGATATGCCTGAATTAACCGCTACAACATCGCCTGTATCAAAGATAAGGTAGATAAGTTGTGCTTTGTAATCGCCTGCTCCGTTTGTTTTGAAATCAACGATTTTACCTGTTATAGTAAGCGTTTCTGAAATGTACGGTTCAGGTTCGTATGCTTCAGATGGAGGTGTAAAAAGAAGTATTCCTGTACCAGCTATAATTACAATTATAATTCCTATAATCAAAACAATAAAGTTTTGTTTTTCTTTGCCAATCATTTTTTAACCATCCTATATTTATCAGGGTCAAATGCTTTTTTTCCTTCTTTTTTAGCTTCATTAATTTGATATTCAGTAAATTGTATTTCTTTTTGGTTTCTTTCTATTTCTTCATTTAAATATTTGACTTTTTGTTTGAGTTCTTGAAGATAATTTTTTCTATTATTCAAACAATTTTCATGCCAATCTATTGGGAATTTAATGTTATCACCTCAATTATATTCGAAATACTTTGGGTCGTGTTTTGCTTTTATGATGAGTTGAGCGGCGATGTTAGTGATGCATTTATGATATGAATGCTCCGTATGATTGCCACATTCATGACCTAATTCATGAATAAGTAAATCAAGGTTTCGTTCATTAATTGATTGAAAGAATTTTCTTTTACCGAGATGATGAACATTGAAAGTAACACTTCGAGGATTACTTTCAGGACAATAATAGGCAGCTTTTTTGTTGCTAACATCAACATATCTAACCTGTAAATCATTTATTCCGAGCGTGTCTTTAGCAACCTTTTTGCAGAATTTGGACCATAATTTCATTTCATCGTTTATGTCAACAGTTTGAGTAGCACCCAATAATTCTTCTTTTTCGCCAAATATTTCAGTTGTTGAATGAACGACACCGTATTCTTTTGCTCGTGCCCATTCATCTTTTGACATTTCACTTCCGGTTATGACACGATAACCGTGAGCAATCGCTTCATCATTTGCATTTGGGTCAAAAGGATTTGAACTGAGGAATTTATCACCGAAACGGACATTCAAAACACCTTGAACAGTTTCCTTTTTGATTCGGCGAGGATGTTTCATACCAATACGAACCCATGTTTCAGAACAATTTTCTTCAGTCAGTTCATCATAAATAACATTGAGTACTTCAGCGTATAAATCCTTGTAATAAAACGGTCGCAACGCTTCACGGTCAACAGCAAGCACGACCTTTTGTTGTATGTCAATATGCCAAGGACAATCATCTGTTTTAACGATTGGAATACCCATTTCATATATGTATGATTCGCCATTTGCTGGTATCAAGTGTACATCAGTTTTACGATTTGTTGTTCTCATAACATCATCCTGCAAAACTTCAGTTGCAAGGACACAAGAAAACGAATGACTTGGTTGTTTAGTTTCAATTTGTGTGCCATTTACAATGAATTGTATATTTGGAGGTGCAATTAACAACTTTGTATGCTCAATGAGTTCATTATATTCGTCTTCCGTGCAATCAAATTCAACAAAAATGATGCTTCCTTCTTCAGTTGTTTGACGTTCTTCGTGTCGACCTTCATCATCGAAAACAATTGTTCCTTTTGTAGTAACAACCGTTGCGTTGTTGCAAATTGATATAACTTGTTTTTCACCGAGGTTGAAACGACCACGTTTTGTCACATCACGGCGTTTGTATGTGTCAGCGAATAATGTATAAGCGTGTCGTATGTCTTTGAAACCTTCGGGATTGTCATCCTCAACACGTATCTGTACGGTTTCAGGTGTAAGTCGTGTGATGTCAACCTTACAAAATGTGATGTTTTCATCAAACGCATTTTGAACGAGTTCATTAATGATAAATGTTTTTGATTTACCTGCCTGTAATTGTTTTAATCCGTTTTTGTCAACGACAAACCAATTATTTTTCATATTTAATTCTCCAAATGATGCATGTGAGGTATTTTTTTATCAATATACATTTTTCGAGTTCCTGGTGTAAATCGCCATTTGATTTTATCGAATTGACGAGTGTAAGTATTTTCATCTTCGTAATCATAATCAGAAAGATTTTCAAGACCATTTTTCATAAAATCATCAACCATTTTTTGTTGGTCTTCGTTGTCCAAGACGGGTTCGATGTTTGGTCGATGCCGGTTTTCACACCATTTATGAGCATGAAATAGCACGAGTTCTTCAAAGGCATATGATAACATACCACGGTCTTTGTAATCTCCTTCAGAAGCGTGTAACCATTCCTTATGAGCGATGCACCAATCGATGAGTTCATCAATTGATATTTTACCATGTGCGTAAATTTTTTTGATTAATATATCGTTAAGGTTTTTAACGTAGGCGTGACCCATTAAAACCACCCCTCATTGTAATGTGTTTCATAACGTTCATGCTCTTCCTTTTCAGGTATTTCATCATAGACACAAAATCCATCGTCAGTACGCCAGTAACATTTTTTATCGGGATATTTACATTTCATGATTATTCCTCATAAAAAATAAAAGAGAGGATTTGATGATTATTCCTCTTTCTCGTTTTTCGTGAATGCTTTTAAAGGCATTTCAAGGATTTGAGCACCGATTTTTTCCCATTCAACACGTTCATTATAGTTTTGTTCCTGAGCCACACGAGTGACAGCCATTGAAAGACCCCATTGTGTTGGTCCTTCCTTCGTAAATTGATTGATTAAATCGTCAACAGCACCTTTTGGAATGGTGTTAAATCGTTTGACAACGTTTTCAACAGCGAGTTTTGGTTTTTCGATTTCCGTTGATGCTTTTTCGTTGATTTCATCAATCCATTTTTTGAATACATCAAAATCGAATGTGTTGTTAATCATGTCCTTGATTTGTGACCATAGCGTGGCGTCCTGCAATTGTCGTGTTTCATCAGACCAATCAATGATTCCTGTTTTACGTTCTTCACCGAGGTGAACGCGTTTTAGAACGTTTGTTGAAATGAGACCGTTTGTGCATACAAGTACGTTGATGAATGGTTTAACGGAAAACGCACCGCGACCGACTTCGGAGTTTGTGATAATTATTCCGCCTTCAACCTGTTCTTCACGACCACGCCAATGTTTAATCATCGCGGTGAGTTGAGGTGATGTTACCTTGATGAACAAATTTGTTTCAGTTAATCTTGCATCGAGGATTTCAATATCAACGTTTTTTTGGCGTTTGATTTCATTGAATTGTTCCAAGGCGGCATAAAAGATATCATAATTATCAATTGCTCGATATCGGTCAGATAACAATGCTCGCACATCATCATCGAGGACACGTAAAAGACGTTTTTCCTTGCTCATAATCCATTCATTGATGTTATCTTTGAGCAAGTCAAGTTTTCCTGCTTCCTGCATTTTTTGATAATATTTTCGTGGGATACCGCATTTATCAGCGATTTGCTCATGACAAAAATTTGTGATGCCGTGATACTTTTTACCGCCGTCAGGTTGTGGCACTTCCATCAAAATTTTGTTTGTACCAACATCAACAGTTACCTTGAGTTGTTCAGTTGGCACAACGATATCATATCGATTGTTTTTCTGCCTTTCGAGCTCGTCAAGTAAGTCTCGAAGTTTATTTTTATTTTCATTGTCTTCATTCATTGTTTTACACCTTTTTTGTATAATGCAATAGTTTTCAAACTATATAAATGTTTTGTTTAAATTAATAAATATATATAAAAAAAATAAAGGTTTTTAAATTACCTTATTGATTTTTCCGATGAGAATGTGAAGCTTGATGGCATTTCATACACCGGCGCTTCACGGCTGATATGAAGTGCTTCCTGTAATGCATAAGGGTAAACATGTTTCAATTCTTTTTCTAAAAATGTCCACAAGTCACTGATATTTACTCGATAATTTCTTCCTGAAGTTCCATCAGTTAAAATCACTTCTTTACCACGTACACTTTTCATTGCCAAAGCAAACTCATATATATGCCATGAAGTAGCACGGCCGTCCTTTGTAACAAATTTGATAGGATAAGAACCCAATGATAATACAGCATACGCTAATAATCGAGGAAAATAGGATTCCTCTTCATCATTCAATCCTACACCATACACCGATTTTTTATGAACAAGTCGTAACAAATCTTCTTGAGCGCGTAATGTATCAATAAACGTTAAACGCTGTTGAGTGGCTTTGAATTCTTTAGGTATTCATATCACGTTCCATATGTATCCGGGTTAAAATCAATACGAGCATCAATATGCATTTTAGGGTCTGGATTAAATATATCCGTGAATTGTGTTTTTCCGAATGTACCAAGATGGTCAATGTATGCATGATTGCCTTGCGTTTTTGATTGTAATAAATTATCAACAGCGCGTTGTGTTACACGTGTATACCCATGTCCTTCAACCTTCGAACCAGGTAAATAGATACGAATCATATATTTTTTTCGAATACGCCAATCAACCTCTGCCGGTGTTTGTGTATTTGTAAACACGTTAATCATACATTTTCGGACATCCTTTAGAATATCAGCAAATCCTATCATTTTTTTCCATAATTCACCAGCAGGATTTGTTGGTGCAATTTCAGCGAATTCCTCAATATATACATGAACCCATTCACCAACATCGCGAAGGAAACCAATAAAATCAATCCATTTGAAACGGTCACCAAAGAATACAACGTTGATTTTACCTGGTTTTGCTTTGTCGTAACAATCACGCATGGAGGTAAAATAAGTAATGGGAAATTTCACTCGTTTCAGTTTTTTGTTTCGGTTATGAAACGTGATGTTTTGGCCTTCAAGTATCATGAAATTAATGTTTTCTATACCTGCCTTTAAACTTTGTAAAGGCGCACCATAACATTCAGACCAGAATATTTTTTGGTCAGGATGATGTATCCATGTATAACGAGCAAAAGAAATCATGATACTGGTTTTTCCAGTACCTTGTCCACCTGTTATCTGTGTTAGAACGCCTCCTTCATCTTTATCCTGACAATGGATTCTTTGCATAATTTTTTCAGCTTCGATTTCCAGCCGAGAAACCATAACTACTCCTCTTTCTTCTTTCGTTTACGTAGCGTTAGATGTGGTTTCTTTTTCTCCTCTTTTGGAGGAAATTGATGTATATTTGGTTGATTTTGTGGTTGTTGCTGTTGGGGCATTTGCGGAGGAGGCTGTTGGTATTGTTGTGGTGGCATTGGTGGCATTTGTTGTGGTTGCGGAGGTGCTTGTTGTTGTGGTGGTTGCTGTGGCGGTTGTTGTTGAATGGGTAATTGTTGTTGTTCGTTTGGTTGTCGCATGTTGATAGGAACATGATGTGGAGCGACAAAATCTTGCATATCCTCTATTGTTCCTGGCGCCGTGGATAACTGATGTCGTTGTGAACGTAACATTGGAACAAGTCCGTGTTTTTGCATAACATCGATGAGTATTTCTTCATACACTTCTCGATATTCCCATTGTGCTGAATATCCACGATTCTGTAAAATTGCGTTACGATGAATATCATCACGGGCTCGTGATGCTTCGAGTTCGATGTCACGTAATTCGTTTTCGAAATCCTCATCGAGTGTGTCCTTTTCCTGTTGTAAATCCTCATGGGCTTGTGGAACTGCACGAAAAAGGACTTCAATACTTTTTGCAATTTCATCAAACAGGTCAGCTTGACGGTCTTCTCTTGCAATTTGTAAATCGTCAAATTTAACCTGTAAACGGTCTTCTAAATATTTGCCTGGTTCTTTTCGTTGTTCAATTGGTTCTTTCATACTTTTTCCTCACTTTTTTATCCATCCTCTAATGAGATTATCAATATCAGATTTTTTAATATCCATAAATCCTTCAAACGAATTGTTGGTTCCAAAAGCTAACTGTAGATATTTCTGTGTCCTTTCTTTCCTTTTTTCAAGAGCTAATGAAAAACCAAAGGAAATACAAGCTATGAAAACTCCTGCTAGAATCATACGAATGTCCAATATACAAATGAGACCGACAGCCATGAAGATGCTTAAAATAAGCACAGCTTGTATGATGGTTATCATAATGTTATCATTCATTCTAACAAGCCAATACGCAACGAATTTCTGTTTCTCTTCTTGGGATAAGGCATCAAACTGTTTCAACTTTTTTATCCTCCGGCTCATTTTCTCTCCTTTCAGCAAGTCGTTTTGATAGTTTATCAAAGAAATACCGTTTTGATAACCAACCGAGGAAACAGATACCTAAGTAAGCACCAGCGATAATAAGTGCCCATTTCAAAACTTCAAGGAAGCTTCCTGTATTGCCTTCAATAGCAGTGTAATTCCATAAAACCCAAATGATGTATGCTGGTACAGCTACAATGATGATAGCTGCAACACCGTAAAAGAAATAGGTGATTGATTGAAGTAATAATTTGAGTATTTTGAACGGTTTACTAAAACGATTGGCATCTGATACCCATATCATTAAAAACATGATGATAAACATACTAGCGGCGATGATAAGTATCATTCCAAGAAGATTGCTAATACTGTTTAATGATGTGCCTGTTGTGATGTTGCTTGCCACATATTGGGTATTATCAGTAAAAGAGGTTGTTACAATATTTACAGCTATAATTCCTAATACAGCAATAAGAACGACTGTTATTACGAATGTGATTAATGCTGGATTGATTTTCATTTTTTCAACTTCTTTATTTTTTCTTTATGCTCTTTTTTCATTTCTTTGCCCATTTGAGCTCCGCGGTCCCAATCGAATTTCAATTGTATTTTGATATCATGTAATGCTTCCTTTATCGCTCCTACAATATTCATTACGGTATCAATCCTCCGCCACTACCAAATGATGACATTAAATCGGGCATGAACATGATAACGAATATACCTAAAGCTGCCATGGCAACAGCGAAAAGAATGAACATAATCATACCACCCTTGAGTTTAACGTTTGGTCCGCGACCATAACCTTTGATTTCTTCAATAGTCCTTGCGTTGTGATATCGTAATACAGTTTTCAAAGAAAATGGTGATATTTTGACAACGTAATCTTCTAATGCGTGTAAATCAAGGGGCCTTCCCCCAATAATAACAGGAAAGACCCCTTTAGGTGCTGGCTTTTCTTTAATCTCATCAAGAATTGATAAAGGCGAATCCACATCTACTGAACCTTCTTGTTCAAGTTGCGCTAAACGTTGCAGATGTGCATCATAAGGCGTCATCGATTGATATTGTTGTGATTGGTCCGGTGGATATTGTTCTGGTTGTGTATATTGTTGATATTCAGGATACTGCTGTTGATACTGCTGTTGATATTGGTCATATTGTTGTTGCTGTTGTTGATATTGTTGTAATTCCTGTGCAAGTTGTTGTTGCTCAGGCGTCATATCTTGTACTGGTTGAACTTGTTGTACTGGTTGAACTTGTTGTTGTTCCGCGACATCACGGTCATGTTGTTCTCGGATTGCTCTATTATGTAATAATTTATCCTTTAATCTTCCCATAAAATCAACCCATTTCATTTCTCATTTTTCGTTTTATTGTTTCACTATCAAATCGGCGCATTTTTTCAATGTCTTGTAAACCTTCATCATGTGCAAGTCGTTCTGGTTGTATGATTTCTTTCTTTTGGTCTTGTATAGGTATGCGTAATTTTTTCAAAATGTTAACAAATGCACTTTCTCGCGCTTCACGTATGTTTTGATAACCGTATTTGTTTTTCAACATCATTGAATAAAGGACCATATCAAGGTCTACGGCGTGTCCTATTCCTTCAGGAACGAAACGCACTGAGTGGTCGAATAAACGATATGATTTGAAATCTTGAATTTGTGCATCGAGTTCAGGAGAATAAAGTGTTCCTTCAACTTCACGCATTGCTGGTGTTATTTTGATGCTTCCATCTCGATATACATAAAACCAAATGATTGTGCCTGGTTTTCCGAAATTAAGTAAATGTATCGCACCTGTTTTATAAGCACGACCATGCAACATCATTAAACCAACAATTGATATCATTACACCAACAAAAAAGAACATCATTCGAATCATAGGTGGAACCGTTACGAGTACCGATATTGGCATCAAACTGAACAACCCGCTTAACACTAACCCAAAAAATATTAACATAAATACTAAGAAAAATATCATTGTACTTGCTCCCATTGACCTTGTTCTGGTTCTTTACGAAATGCACCCATAATACGTCCCCCTAATGTTTTACGTCTTCGTTGTTGCATAACATGTTGCACATTTTCGCTACGTTGTACACCAGTTTGACCATACAAAATTTGAAAACCATCAACACTTCGAGATAACTGTATTTTCATTAGTTCGCGACCCATCATTTGACGTGCCGTAGAATACATACCCATTTCGAGTAGCATACAAATTTCATCAAAAGCGATAGTCATCGCTAAAATATCCTTACGTTCAATATTACCGAGTGCCATAATTTTTGAAAACATAAGGTAGAATTTTTCAAAATGCTTTTTTTCTGCGTTTGGAATATCAGGGGACAACATGAACTGTGTAACAGTTAAAGCCGCGTCCCTATCAAATTCATCATACGGCATTATTATTCTCTCGCTTATTTAATTTTTCAATATTCTTTTTCTCTTTTTGATACAACATTGCAGTTGCAAACGCTAAAAATCCTCCTAATAACCCAAGAAATCCTCGTGTTGTTTGATGTATAGGAGTTGGTGTTAATGCAATACAAATTAATACAACAGAGAAAACATATCCCATGATAGAAATCAAAAACATTAAAGGTGAAATTTTTTCTTCGGTAAAATGTTTTTCACGCTCAACGGCATCACGGAATAATTGACTGCGATTGATTTCGCGGTGTTTTTCTAACCAATCATACATACCTTCCGGTATGGTAATTGATATCTTTCTATACTGAGTGTCCTCACCACTCTTCAAATTCCTCACCTGACCTTTAGTTAATGTTAAATAGAAAAACAAGACGGTCCTATTTAAAACTATGGGAGAGAGGGTGTGGAATGATTTCTTGTATGCATCCAATCAATATTTGGGTGTGTATTAATCACGATTATGATTGTATTTTACGTTTTTCTCATATAGATATAATATTCTTTTCCTTTCGTTGGATGTTTTGCAACAACAATACGTGCTTTCCATCCTTGTTTTCGTTTATTGTCTGCATAACGGTTGGCGTCTGCTTTTGTGTGACGTGATGCTTTCGCAACGAAATATTCGTCACCAAATTTCCTTCTTGTTCCTAACAAATGCGTCATATTTCTTTCCTCCATTATTTATTTAATTTTTCGTAATAGTCAAATACTGATAACAATTGCCGTACATCATTTGCATACTTATATGTTTCATTAAATGCTGAATCTTCATCCCAATTATCTAAATCTTGAATAGCCCATGTCAACAATGTTGGTGTAAGTGGTCTTTTCCATTTTATGTGTCTTCCATGTGCTTTTATATATTCTGCTACTTGTTGGGCGGACTGAAACAATTGTTTCGGGATTCGATTGATGTGTAACCATTTTGGATTCATTAATTGTTTATCAACAACACCTATATGGGTAACTATTGTTTTTTGTGGTGATTCAACTTCTTGTTCTATTAAATGTTGATTGAATTCAAATCTGGCTTGTTCAGGTAAACCAGCACGTAATATCAAACCGAAATCTCCAGGTTGTAACTTTTTATATGCATCTTTGATGTGCATATTGATGTAAACATCAATCTTTTTTGTTGTTGGAACATATATTACTCGCTGGTCATGTAATCGTTCATTCTTAGGGTCTAAAGCGAAAAGTATCGCTATACTCGGATTTAATGTCCAATAAAAAACATGTTGTGGTTGTAAAAAGGATGAAATATTGGTATTAATGTCATTTCCAAAATTATAAGTTCGACTAAGGCTTTTTGGCTCAAATAATAAACCTTTGAATATATCGATGTCACCTTTTTTTCTTGCTGGTGGTTTTTTCATTTTTCCTCTCGGATAGAATAAAATCCTTCATCTTCTGCATCATCAAATTCTTGTTCTATGATATTATCATCAGGATAATCATTTGATAATCTAATCGCTTCTTCTTTTGATGTTGCTTCTATTCTTTGTACTCGGTAACCATACGCTGAAAAATTCCTTGTTACTAAATATTTTCTTTTAATAGGTTTAGGTTTTTTATGCCAATAATCATTTATTTTTACCATGGTTTCACCTTTTATAAACGAATACTTTTTTATTGGGTGACTCAAAAACATTACCTTTTCGATTATAAGGACTTGTTAATTTAATGTATTCATCAAGACAACTTTTACATAATATATGCGCTCCAAATTGTCCTGTTTCTTTGATGTATACAATAACGTTGTATTCACCTTTTCTGTCACCTTTACATTCAGTATCACCAAAAATTTGTGGACAATAACCTTTGTAATGATTGCATAGGTCGTTATCTCTTGAAAAAAATATTTTGACGTCTTCTTCTTTTGGTATTTTTCCTTTCTTCAGTTCATCGAGTATTCGTTGTGTCGCAAAAATTAATTCATCATTCGTATAATCGCCTTTAGGTTTAACACCCCAGTAGTCATCAATCTTAATCATTTTTCATCCAACTTTTTCAATAACTTATACAATTTATCCGCATTATCTCTTATCCATTTACGAACCCATGTTGGTATATAATAAGGATGGTCATAGGCAACGCTTTTATCATGCTCATAAATAATAGGATAATAAGTATGATATCCATCGCTTACCACAAGTTCATGATGACCGCTCCGTGAGGACTCGTATACTTCAACAGTCCAATTATCGATTCTTTTTATGACTTTAGCGTTATTTAGTGTTGTTTGTGATGTGTCTTTATGCCAGTAGTCGTCAATTTTCAATTAAATACCTCCTTCTCGTGATATGTATCTATCATGTAATTGTGAACTGATTGCATATTTTTCATCCTCTATCGATTCGTTGTGTTGTCTTTTACGAAGAATTTGATAAGCGATATCAAACATTTTCTTTTCTTCTTTTATTTCATCATCTATTTTTTTCAACCATGTTTTTTTGTTGACAACAGCAGAATTTTTTATTGCTTTTTTTAGTTGTGAAAGTTTATAATCATAAACGGAAATTGGTGGTAATGAAGCGTCATAGTAATGTATGAATTCCCACATTTCGCTATCGAACTTTTCTTTGTATTCATCGAATGTTTGTTTGATGATGTCTTCATCTCGTTTTTGTGGAACGTTCCAATAGTCAAATATTTTCATTATAACGCCCTGTATGCTAAATCCATAACATCATGTTTATCTTCTAAACTGTTATATTCATCAACTGCGTTCATAAAATACATAAAATTAGCTTGAGTAAATAATTTATATTTCTTATCATCACTTGTTTCTAATCCAAAGAAAGGAATATCTCTATCAAGAGTGCCAGGTTCCCAAATCAGAATAGTAGCACCTCTGTCCGTGCCCCCTAATAATTCTAAAATAAATTTACCTATTTTCTTTTGTCGGTAAACGAAATCAGGGTATTTCGACCAACGCTTATAAATATTGAGATTCATGAAAGTCTTTTTTGCGCTTTTCCAATGTTCATCGATTTTCATGCATCATCCGCTACTCCAATATATTTCCATAGGCGTCCGAGCGATATGCTTTTTCAAATTGCAAGTCACTGCTTGAACAACGGGGACATGCCACAGCCCCTTTTAGGTATTCAACTCCTGTCCGTGTTAATTTTACAACACGCGGAATTGGATAATAATTACATTTTTTACATGTATAGTATTCAGTTGCGTATTTTCCTGTTGGGTCAGGTACATTTAAGGGCATTTTTTCATCTCTTTTTGATTTTTTTTTATTTTGGATGGGCTATATTAATTTCTATACACGAAATAGTAGGGGTCTTGATACTCGTTTTCTTGACATTCTGATTGATGTGGGTTGGGTTGTTGTAAATTGCATTCTCATTGATGGTACTGTTGGGGGAGTGCGACCTCTAACATACCAATAATCTTCGATTTCAGTTTGGTCGCTACGCGCTTGTGATGCTTTCATTGGTTGACGATGACGGCGTGTAACAGTCCGTGCATATTGAGATTCGAGTGATTCATGAGTGATTCCTTTATGTCGAGTTGTTTTGAGATTTTTTGGTTTACTCATAACATCTATTTCACCGTCATTTGATACACGTGGTGCAACAACGCGGTATAAATCTTTTGATGAATCATCTTCATCGGCGGCGTTAAACCCGAATATGCTTTTAGGTACTTCGATATGTATTGTTTCGGTGATGTCAGCGCCAACTTTTTTATCAATTGCTTCTTCAAAAGCGAGAGCTCGTTTCTTTTCGTTCGGTGAATAAATATCCCAATCGCCAGGTTTTCGATAAAAGTTTGGAATGAGCATATTCAATGAACGTGAACCATGCAATACATCCTCCCGATGTTTTCGTAATGAAGCTAGTACAATAGGGTCGACAATTTTTTCATGGTTTTGTTGATAGTAATCGATTTTTTGTTGTGTTGGGTCAGGTTGATTGCCAGCATCAGGAAGGACTTCGATTCTTCCTCTTTTGAACGGATTATTATTCATAAGACTTGCTCCATTTCTTTTCAAATTTAGTTACGGCTTTTATTTGCATGTCACCTTTTTTGATATCATAATCACCCGGTATGTTCATCCATTTCATCTTCTCACCCTGTAAATATGATGATATTCACTGTCATGAATAACCCAATATCCATTACGGGTTGCATAACTTTGATTCCATCTTCCTTGTTTATTTTCAATTTCGGTACCGATATAATGTGCCGTTCCATCAATAGTTTTTATTTTTTCAGGAACGAAACTTTTGGCTATTACTTTTCCTTCCATGTCCTTAATAAACATTTTTCGATTGAACATATTCCAATAGTCATCAATTTTGATGATATTATCACCTGTAACGGCATTCCGAAACGCGGTTACGACCACGTCCGCCTGAACACCAACCGCGTTGTGATTGGTCCATTCGACCAAAACCACGGCGGTAATACCTGCGATAAGGAACGCGAGCTTCATAATATTCATCGACTTCTACTATTTCGTCTTCATCACGTGGTGGGTACCTGCTTCCATCCAATCTTATTATTGGTAGTCTTCTCATATTCTTCCTCCTTTTTTTGATAATACAAAATCAATTAGTTTTATGTATTTTTTAATTTCTTTTTCAGCTTCTTTTTTAGTTTTATATGATGTTATCTTATTATTATCATTGACTGTGACTGTAGGAGGGTCTGTATATCGGAAAATAATATTTGATAGCCTTATTGGCATTGGTAAATACACTTCA